AGGCATGACATGGGAAGAATCACCAGCTCCTACTTTTGTGTTATTTGAGAACGCCCATACTTTAAGTGCAGACTACACAATAGGTTCTGGAAATAATGCTATGGCTGCCGGACCTTTAACTACAGGTAGTTATACCGTAACAGTGCCTAGTGGATCAACATTTACAATTGTATAAATTATGTCAGCAATAAAATTAAACGCCGATAGTGGTGGAGGATCAGTAGCACTTAAAGGTCCAGCTTCAACAACAAGTAATGCAGCCGTACAACTGACTCTTCCACAAAATGATGGAGATGCTTCACAGTTTTTGCAAACAAATGGATCGGGTGCATTAACTTGGGCTGCTGTATCAACAGAAAAAGGATTAGATGGTGCTCATATGTGGAGAGTAAGTGCCGAATTTACTGGCGATGCTCAACCTATAACTAATAATTGGGAACAAGACGATAGTACTGGTGCTGGACGGGTAGGTACTGTTATGAGTGAAAGCTCTGGAGTATTTACATTTCCAAGCACAGGTGTTTGGTATATAGAACACCAAGGTGTTTTTTATAACTCTGGTAGTGAAGATTTTATTGATCTTTATATTCAAGTAACTGTAAATAACGGTTCTGCTTGGGTTAAAACTGGAAATGTATATGTTTCTCAATCAACTGGTTATTTTAGTGCTAGATGTGCGACTATGTTTGATTGCACAAATACAAGTACTCATAAAGTACGATTTGCAGTTAATACAAGTAGCGGTAGTACAAGTTACCAAACAAGTTCAACAGAAAATAGAGCTTATGTAGCGTTCTTGAAACTAGGAGAAACATAATGACAAGACCAACACATATAGAAAACTATTTAATAACAGTTCGTACAGGGCAATGGTTCGGTTGGTCTGACTCTAAAAATAAAATCTATGCCAATTTAATTGTGCATGATGGTGGGTCTAAACCTAGCGAAGCAGATTGTACTAATGGACTAAAAGCATTACAAGATGCTTGGGATTTAGAGAATGATTCTTATAAATCTAAACGTAGAGAATCTTATGATTCAATCCAAGAACAATTAGATCAACTCTACTGGGATAAAAAGAATGGCACTAATAAGTGGGTCGAAGCCATTGACAAAGTAAAATCTGACAATCCGAAATCATGAGTGCAATTAAATTAACAGCCACAGGAGGCGGTGGAGGTACCGTCTCTTTGAAGGCTCCAACTGCA